CAAGCACGAGGAAACGCTTAACATGCCCGTCCTGTATCATCGCCTGCATAGCTGTTAAAGTGATGGCCGTCTTGCCAGCACCAACTGGCGCAAGGATCATCGCTCGATCACGGCTATACAGAAAGTCAGCAGCCTCATCCTGATACGGTCTTAAAACCATTGCCTTGTCCAGTTCAAGTAAGCTTTACATGGGGTGCTTCCAAAACCTTTAATCTCATAAGGCCCAAGGCGCATCCACATATTACCTACACGTTTAATTCTAGGTTTAATGCTCATATTCATGCGCGTTACGCCAATCTATAAATAAGGTACACTCAATTTCTTTAAGTTCTTTCTTGAAATCACCATGCCAAAAAAAATCTTTGGTGTCTATCTCAATACTTAGATAACGAGCGCAGTCTTGTTTTTTATCGCAGTTGCTACCAAGGCAACGGGCGTTTTCATTAGGTAGTGGATATTTCATTCCCCACCTCCAAAGCCGTGTGCTTCACGTTGTTTGATGGCTATGGCTTCTAATCTTTTTTGTTCGTTGCTTAAAGGCTCACCTCCAATGCCGTGCATCTTCTCTGCAAACTTAACACCAGCCCAATAACTTTCAGCATCCAAGTCAGCATTATTAATTCTAAAGCCGTATGATATTTCTTCACGAGTTAAAGGCTTTTGCTCAGGTTGGTTTAAGAATGTTTCTGTTTCTTCTTTCACAGTATGATATTCTGCAACATCTAAGTGTCGTGATACCCATCTCTGCAACAACTCTCTTTCTCTACTCATCACTCACCTCGATATAATCTCCCACTCTGGGAGGCGTTTCACCTACCGCTTTAAGGTAATAGTCTTGCATTGCCATGCCTTCCCAACCATCATGCCAGCCGACAGGTACAGGTTTAGTTTCCTGCTTAACCGTAGACAAGGTACTCATGGCCGCGCCTGTTTTTCTTGCTATGTCAGCAAGGCTATAACCTTTGCTGTAAAGCACTTGAAGAATCAAAGAGTAATCAATATCCCTGACCATTTTTAGACCTCCCATCCATCATTCTGCGTCTAGCTTCATTGCAGTACAGTTCCATGTCCTTACTGCGGTGCATGAACTGGACGATCTGCGCAGACATTCCAGTCAACTTAATAACCGGACGTTTGTACATGAACGCGCAGACTTCTCTTATGTATGGAAGCCAGCCCATGATCTCAGCGCGGTTGTAAAGGACTGTGCCGTCCATGTGAGTGCCAGTATGCTTAGGCATACAATAGCGCGCGTCTTTGACTATCTTGTCGAGCGTTAGCGCCTTAATGCCGATCAGCGTTAGTATTTCTTTTTTGGTAATGTTAGCTTGAGCAATAGGTCTGATACCGTCTACACTTAAGCGAGTGTTGAGGCGTTTCAAGCGTACACGTTCATTGATAGCGATTCGGTTCTTGTCGTAGTAGGCAAAGCTTCTTTGCCGTTGTAGTTCGTCACGTTGCGTCTTTGTGTGCATAGTCTAGCTCCAAGATTAGTTCACAGTAGTGTATGATTTTTTTAATGTCCTCTGCGCCATTCTTACTTCGATGACGCGTGATGTACTTTACGATGTTGCCTTCCATGTACGGTAATTTGTTGGCATGGATGTAAACAACGGGTTGAATGGGTAACAAATAATGATCCCCTCCAACCATCCTAGTCGTCATACCATAACCTCTTTAAAAGCTTTAGTTCTAGCGGAAGCTGTGGTTAAGCCGTTGATGCGTTTGTAGCGGCTGACTAAGTATTCAAATTCATCTTCCTGCTTTTCAGTTGGCCGTTTAAGCCCACCTTTTACTACTTGTTCGTACAGCCAATCTATATCTTGATCTACCATATCATTTCTCCTATGTATCTATAACCTAAATGTTCTGCTGACCAATCATCAACCTGCTCGATTGTCCAAAGACAGGCGTAGTTTTGATTAAGCCGGAGCATTTCTTGTGCAAACAATTTTTGTAATTCCGATAAGCGTCCACCTTTTGTTTTTAATTCGACAAACCAACATGTGCCATCTGCCAGACAAGCAATCCTATCCGCTACGCCTCGCTGGGTAGGTGAAGTAAACTTGAAGGTCTTACCTCCGTTCACTTCAACTACCCATTTGAAATGCTTTTCAATGTCACGTTCTAGCATTTAATCTCTCAGCGTCACAAAAGAAGTGACATTAGTTGGCAGTTCCAATACCTGGTAAATACGTTCATCACCTTTTACGCCTTTGTCGATGATAAACATACCGCTGCCAGTTTTATGAATTACTCGTCCTTCTTTTGTAAAGGTTGCACCGATAAAGCCACCTAATGTAAAAGCAGATAAGATTAATATGATTGCTGTTTTATTGTTCATTTCATTTACTCTCGTTTCGTTTAGTGAGGTGACAGCTTACCACTGTAAAAAAGATTTGTACAATATATTTTTTTGTGAAATAATGTACCCACTTTAAACGAAACGAGAATAAATTAATGGCACACTCAAAGATTGTTGGCGGATCAACTGCCAAACGTGTTATCAACTGCCCAGGTAGTGTTGCGCTATGTAACGCTGCACCTGAAAAGCCTTCCAGCTCTTACGCTGAAGAAGGTACGCTTCTCCATAACACCATCGCTGAATGGCTTGCGGATGGAAAAAAGCCTATTGCTAATGATATACTGACGCAAGACTTAATTGACGACAAATATTCTGTCGCACTGGAGTTGCTTAATGAAGTTGATCCCGAATTTGGTATGGACTACGCGGTGGAAGTTGAAGTCGGTTTCGGTGATTTCATACCTGACGTGTTTGGTAGCTGTGATTTGCTTGGTCGTTTGGATAACCGCGCTATTGTATTGGATTGGAAGTTTGGAAATGGCGTCATCGTAGAGGCGATAGAAAACGAACAGCTAATGTTCTACGCGGCAGCGGCAATGCGTACTGAGAAGGCTCAGTGGGCGTTCAAGGGTGTACAAGAAGTCGAGCTTATCATTATCCAGCCTCCAATGATTAAGCGTTGGGTCACTACAATAGAACGCATCAAAGCGTTTGAACAGCAACTGTTAAGTGCTGTTAATGCCGCGGCTAAGATAGATGCCCCGCTCCGTGAGGGTAGCCATTGTAAATGGTGTGCAGCAAAGCCTACCTGCCCGTTAATGACAGGCGCAGTTGATCGCGCGTTGAAGGTGAAGATAGATGCGATAGATGCGCCTACAATAAATGCGTACCTTCAGAACGCTGAGATTCTGGAAGAATGGATAAAAGACTTACGCGCTCTAGCGTTCACTATGCTAGAATCAGGGCGTGATTTACCGAATTACAAGCTTGTTGCGAAACGTGCAACACGCAAATGGTCAGATGAAGTTGAGGCTAAGAAAGCTTTACTTGCAACTGGCTTAACAGAATCTGATGTGATGGAATCATCGTTTATCTCTCCTGCACAGGCTGAAAAGAAGCTCAAGAAGCTTAAACTGCCCCTGCCAGAAGGATCAACGGTATCCATTTCGTCAGGTAGCACTATGGCACATGTGGACGATCCTCGTCCGGCAGTGTTACTTATCGGGCAACAATTAACGGCTGCCCTCACTAAACTTCAATAAGGTATATTAAAATGTCAAATTTAGTTGCGTTCTCTGGTTCTAACCTTCCTTCTGTTACTTCGCTATCTACTGCACTTCGTTCTTTGGAAACAGAAGTTGGTGGCTCTGCTGGCTCTGCGATTCTTAAAATGGATCGTACTGGTCATTGGGTGTTTGGGGCAGGCGAATCTGAAGTGGAATCAGACTCTACATGGGCGGTTAATCCGTTTAGCTTTGTTCACGGCTTTATTTGCTGGGGTGAAGGTGAAGTTCTTGGTGAAAAGATGGTGGGCATCACTCAACCATTACCTGAACTTGATGCTGCTCCTGCTGGTGGTAAGCGTGGATGGGAAACTCAAGTCGGCATGAGCTTAAAATGCTTATCCGGTGAAGATAAAGGCTTGGAAGTTCGTTACTCAACTACTTCGGTAGGTGGTAAGCGTTCTGTACAAACTCTTGCAGTTGCAATTGCTACGCAAGTTGATGAAGATCAAGGTAAGCCAGTTCCAGTCATCAATCTCAAGAAAGAATTTTACCAGCACAAAGCGTACGGTAAGATTTACACTCCTGTGTTTGATGTAGTTGAATGGGTTGGCTTAGATGGTGAAGCTAAGGATGAAGATGGTGTGCCAGCGGAGACTGGTAGAAGACGTAGATCGGTCTAAATTAAGAAGCCCCTCCTAAGAGGGGTTTTTTTTCCTCTTAATTTTAGGAACTGATATGAAGCATATAATAAGTTTTAGTGGAGGCATGGGGAGCTTTGCAGAAGCAAAGGCGTGCGTTGATAAGTTTGGTAAAGAGAATGTCACCTTGCTATTTGCTGACACCATGATGGAAGATGAAGATTTGTACGGCTTTCTTGATGAATGTGTAGCTTTTTTAGGGTGTGAATTAGTAACCTTAACCGATGGAAGAACGCCTTTTGAGATATTTAAGGACGTTAAGTTCATGGGTAATTCAATGGTTGACCCTTGTAGTAAGTTATTAAAGCGTGAGCCTCTTAATAAATGGTTTAAAAAGAATTACCAGCCTGAAGATGCCCACATGCACTTAGGTATTGATTATTCAGAAGAACATCGCTTAGTTGGCGTTCAAAAACGAATGAAACCCTATATATATAGGTCAACTCTAGTGGAAGATGGAAGAATAATAGCTAAAGATTATTCAGAGCAGTTTGGGATTAAGCGTCCTAGATTATACAACTGGAAACTTGGTCATAACAACTGCGGTGGTTTTTGTATTAAGGCAGGATTAGGTCATTACAAAGCCTTATTTGAAGCAAGCCCTGAAAGATACGCTGAGTTTGAAGCTAAAGAAGCTGATGTTTATGAAACTATTGGCGCAGTATATCCGTTCCTTAAAAAGACTGAAGATAAAGTTTTAAAAAGATTAACGCTTAAGCAATATAGAGAAGAATATTTAGAACCTAATCTAGTATCATTAGCGGATAGTCAAGAGTATGGCGGTTGTGGGTGCGCTATATGACACTCTGGGTAGATTTCGAGAGTAAATCAGCCTGTGACTTAAAGAAGCATGGGGTTTACAATTACGCGCAAGACAGAAGCACTGAAGTGCTGTGCATGTCTTATGCTTTTGATGATGACGTTCTAACTTGGACACCGGATCAACCATTTCCCGAACGTGTCAGAAATTACAAAGGTTCCATAAGGGCGCATAACGCTACCTTTGAGCGCCTAATTTTTTGGTATGTACTCGGTATCAACTTTAAGCTGGAACAGTTCTACTGCACAGCTACCCAAGCTAGGGCTAACTGCTTACCGGGTAGTCTTGAAGATATTGGCAGGGCTATGTCCGCCAAGATGAAGAAAGATCATCGCGGTAAGCAGTTGATCCGCCAGTGCTGCGTTCCCCCTTATAATTCTGCGCTATTGCCTGAGTTAATCCATTACTGTGAGCAAGATGTTCGTGCTATGCGTGAAGTTAGTCTGGCACTTCGTCAATTATCTGATGATGAACTGCTTGACTATCACATTAATGAGCGCATCAACGATAAGGGTTTGCTGATTGACGTGCCGTTATGCCATGCGGCTATTGGTTACGCTACGGCTGAACTGGAGGACATCCAGACGTTAGTGAAAGATATTACAGGTATTGCCTCGGCTAGATCGCCTAAGCTTAAACAGTGGGTAGCTGACCGCGTTGAT